TGGCTGGGGATTACATGGTTGCTGCATAACGGTCTGCCTGTGACGGCGGGCACAAAACGCGATTGCTTTATTTATCACGCGTCGTGCATTGGTCACGCCTGTGGGCAAGAGGTCAAGACCGACATTTCATGGCATGGCGAGCGTGCCGCGCACTTTATCAGCAACAGCATGTCCCAAGGTGCAGTCTTGATTGATAACGTCGGTATCGTACGCGTTAAATGCAAAGAAACGGCTAAATCGGCGTCTTAATATAACTATTATCAACCAAAGGATAGATAAATATGGCATTTCAGAATAAAAACTTGTCCGTGATTGCATATGCCAATGGATTTACATTGTGGCACTATGCAGCAAAAGAAACGTTGGCGACAATTACTGCATCGGGATATTTTAATAATGTAAAAAGCCTGGTCAACACAGGTGACATTATTATTATCAACGGTTCTGACAATACCGCGATTAATAAAATCACAGTATCTGCGGGGACTGTTGCAACCGGCGCATTGTCTTAAAATGTGTGACGCATAAATTCTGATAACGGGTCGATACATTCGACCCGTTGAATATTTACAATAAATTATCACAAGGAAAAACATGCTGACAAAAATAGACTTATGTTCAATGGCACTGTTAAAAATAGGGGAACAGCCAATTCAGTCTTTGATGGATGATACGGCATCGGCAACGCTTTGCCGTACACTGTTTGATACAATAACAGACGCGTTATTGGCGGCGTATCCATGGCGATTTGCATGTCGCCAATATTCGTTGACACGCAATACAGATGGTAATTTTTTAATTCCGGCGGACGCGTTGCGGGTATTGCAATGCGATGGCGATATTATTGGAAATCGTATAAATTCAAATTCTGATAACGTTTCCATTCTAGCGATTGCGCGCGTCGCACCCGACGCATTCCCAAGTTATTTTGTCGGGACGTTGGTAACGAAACTGGCGATGGAATTTTGTATTCCGTTGACTGGCGACCAGACCGTATTTCGCATGTTGGCGGCATTGTACGAATCAGAATTGCAATCTGCGCGCTTTATTGATGGCACCACATCCCAGGGACGTGGAATAGATAACTTTTCTTTGATTAACGCACGGTTTTAGATATGGGAAATTTTATAAAAACACAAACGTCGTTCGCACACGGCGAAGTCGCACCGGAATTCTATGCATGTGATAATATTCACGGATTGTCCAAATTGCAAAATATGGATGTTTTGGGCGGTGGTGGTTTAACACGACGCATGGGATTGGTGCACGTTAAATCATTAAATGCAAACGCACGCTTGATTCCATTTTCTGTCAGTGACAATGAAAATTATATATTGGTTCTGGGGGCAGGGCATTTGTACATATGCGATGATGATACGTTAATCGCAGACCTGCTGGTGCCATGGGCTGACACGGCATTGAAAAATCTGCAATACGCCCAGCGTTTTGGCACAATGATATTTGTTCATCCTGATTATCAGCCACGAATTTTGCGGCGTGAAAACGGACTGTTTAACATAGCGGTATATGGGTTTGCGCGTAATGACGCCGATATGTCGATAAATATACCATTTATGCGCTTTGATGATTCTGATGATATAAAGATAACAGTATCTGCCAATTCTGCGGGTAACAATTACGCGACATTGACAACAAGTGCAGATTTCTGGACGGCAGACAATGTGCATACACGCATTCAGATGTTGGACCGTCAATGGCTTATCACGTCTGTCACAGACGCACGCCATGCGGTTGCATACGTCAACGGCGGGTATACGATTCCGAATGCCCCGGTCACAAATTGGCGCGAAAGTGCATTCAGCGAACGCCGTGGCTGGCCATGCAGTATCACATTTCATCAGGACAGATTGGTATATGGCGGATCGCGTGATTATCCCAGTGGCGTATGGATGTCCCAGGTTGGACGTCATAATAATTTCAATGTTGGCACCGGTCTGGATGACGAAGCGATATTTATCACGCTTCTGTCAGAACAGCGTCAACAGATTTGCACCGTTGTCAGCAGTGATAATTTGCAGATATTGACATCTGTTGGCGAATGGGCAATTTCCAGCAAACCATTGACCCCGTCTGTTGTTGATATAAAACAGCATACGTCGGTCGGCAGTATTTCCGCGCGTTATCTGCCACCCCAGAAAATAGAAGGTGCCACCGTATTTATTTCATCCAATGGGCGCGATATTCGCGAACTGGACTTAGATGAATTGGGTGATAAATATAATGCTAATGATTTATGTTCAATGGCAAAGCACCTGATGCGGACGCCGATTGATATTGCATATAACGACCAGACGCATCAGTTGTTTGTCGTTATGGCAGATGGAAAAATGGCTGTTTTGAACCAGAATTCGGCACTGGGGATATCTGCATGGGGAACGTACCAGACAAACGGTCTGTTTAAATCTGTTGCGGTGGTTGGCGCGCAAACATACGTTGTTGTATTGCGTGGTGATAAATATTCACTAGAAAAGTTTTCTTCATCTGCGTTATCTGACGCTGGTGATAATTCATTTTCGTTTTGTGCGGCGGCAATCCCCTTGCGCGCATCAGGTCATAATGCAGATACTGTCCGTATTCGTAAAATAACCGCACGCATTGAAAACACAAAATCATTGTTTATAAACGATTGCCGTACGTCATTGCCAAATGATATTTATAGCGATAATTCCCCCGGATACACGGGTGATGTGTCGATAAATATGTTGGGGGCGTCACGTGACTTTATGGCGCCATTATGGCGAATTCATGGCAGTGATGCGTTACCCGTCACAGTACTGTCTGTGACAATTCGCGGATTTTATACCGTATAACAATAGTACAATATCAACACAAAAGGATAACAAATGGGACAATTAGTATCAGATGTAACTGAAATTCTGGATTACAAAGATGCCAAGAAACAGGCGTCAACCGCACGTAAACAAATTCTGGCACAAATGGCAGAAGATGAAAAAACGAAAACAAATCTGGTAAAGAAAGCATTGGCATCCCAGCGTGCAAAATACGGTGCGTCCGGTATGTCGAACCAGGGCATGACCGAGGCGGCAGTATTAAAACGTCTGAAAGATGAAACATCACAACCATATGAAGAAAAGCGAAAATTGAATATTGAAAAACTGAAAAGTACGCGCGCGAAAAAGCCGAATTTATTAAAATCGATTTTATCGCGTTTTGACAGCATGGTTGGATAAAATGCGGGGGTGTACATGTACAAGATATCTTATGATTCTGATGGCACAACCACAGAATATAGTTTTGCATTTCCATTTTTCCAAGACGCGGATGTATGCGTTGCTGTGGATAACGCGCAATTAGCACCTGAAAAATATGCGGTTATTGCCAATGAAAACTTTACTGGCGGTACGGTAATATTAGCCGTCGCCCCGGATAACGGTACCAGAATAGATATATTCAGACATATATCATTGTCACGTGTCGTTGATTATCAGCCAACAGCAAAAATTGACCCCGAAGATTTAAATGCGGATTTTAATTTCCTGCTGGAAGCATTCCGCGACCTGAATGCGGTGGATGTTGACCTGTCTGAATGGGCAAATACGCATGACACGGTTATGCAGTTTTTGCATTATAATATGCAGGTTATTCAAGATAAATTATCGGGTGGCGGTGTTTTGGGGTTGTATAACAATTTGCTGTCCGTTTTGGCAGATGCGTTACCAAAATTGATAAACGATTATGGGTATATTACCGATGCAGCCGATGTCACAATCAGCGACGATTACGGTGTTCTGTGATTTCCTGGACAAATGGAATGAAATATTGGGATTGACAACACCCGCACATCATCGTGTAATGATGCGATTTTTGTTTGAAATATGGTGCACCCCGCCACATCGCGGTTTGCTGATGGCGTTTCGTCATTCGGGTAAATCAACAGTGTTGGGTGTTTTTGCCGCATGTGTGCTGTATCTGCGTCCACAGACGCGTATTTTAATATTATCCGCGGAAAGTTCACTTGCCACGCGTATGGTGGGGCATATTCGCAATATTTTAGAAGTACATCCGTTATGTTCCGACTTGGTGCCGCATAAGAAAACAGAGTGGGCATCAACACGTATAACGGTTAACCGTCCGCCCGGCACGCGCGAACCATCAGTTGTATGTCAGGGTGTCAATGGTAACATAACTGGTATGCGCGCAGATTTGATAATCTGTGATGATATAGAGGTTCCAAATACCACAAATACAGCCACAAAACGTGAAAACTTGCGTGAACGGTTGCGTGAATTGGATTTTATATTATCACCCGGGGGCACAATGATTTATATCGGCACGCCCCATACAATGGATACGATTTATCGAACATCAGATGAACAATGATATTAAATAGATTGTGGCGCGTCCGGTGCATTATCAGTATCAACTGGTTCCCGCGTGCTGATAAACGTGCGCAGTTTGGTCAACAGTTCAACCCCTGCATCCCCAAACATTGGCAAATATGTTTCGTATTCGGGCATGTCCGCCTGTAATTGTGCACGCGAACGTTCAGAAATCGGCTCGTTTACCATTTCGCTGGCAGTGTTCCACAAATTATACGCCTGATACGTTTGGGCAACAGTATCCCATTTTGAGGTCAAATCCGGTCGCGTGACCAGTGCTGCCCGAATTGCCTGAATCCATTGGTCGCCAAATTTCTGAACAATTGGTAAATTCTGAATGCGATTTAATCCGTCCTGGTCGGGGGTAAAGTTATTCAGTGCGTATTCTAAATCTGTTATCTGGGTATTTGTCAATGGGACTGTTAATTCAGATTGCGCCATCATTCCGCCATATGGCAACAGGTCGCGATCAATGCTGTCCATTGACGTTTTACCACTGCGCAGATTTTCTATATGTGCAATCAGCATTTTGCCGGTTGGTAACGTACGTAATTCTGCAATGACGTCCGGTTCGGCTTCATTTACAAACACGGGATTTACCGCCGCCCAACCGCCAATAATAACATGTTCCTGGCGATACAGGTTCAACAGTTTTTGTGCGATTACGCTGGCTTTTGCTTTCATGTGCGTCCCCCCCTGTTGCACGACGGAATTTTTACTGCATTACAATCATAATAACCTTGTGCATAGTTTTTGCGGTAATTTTTTCTTCGGGTCCCGAAATCTGACCGTATAATTTACCCTTGGAATCCTGACGTACCACGGCGATTTGCGCGGTTGCAGTATCATTCGCAGTCAGTTTTTCAAAATCAGAATCGATAAATATTGCCAAATCGCCAACGGATGGTGTTGCATCAACATTTGCAAAAACATATGCGTTTTCAGGGATGTATCCCGCCACGCGTTTTGAATTTGGCATAACGGCATAAACGCCCTTGACACCTTCCAATGGCATTGGCGCAACAATCATAGTTTTATCGGTCTTTTTAAATGTGATTGATTTACCCAATGGTGTTCCAAACACTGGTACCAGTTTTTTACGTGCGCTGTCATACAGTTTTGCACCATACAAACTGCCATGCATATCAATATCAGACAATGGGTTGCCAGGAACCAAAACAGACTTGACACGTTCCTTGACTTTGCTGATTTGTTTGTTTAATTCGCCAGATTTGTACAGGTTAGCGATTTTATCAAACATGCTTTCGATGCTCAGTGCAAATGATTTTGCCAATGGTTCGATTTCATTTTGATATACTTCGCGTTGTCCAACCTCTATCTTGTGATAGACAGACAGAGTCATTCCGGCGTCTTTTGCTGCCTGGGCGATAGTTTTACCGGTTTGTTGGCGAATTTTACGCAGACCGCTGCCGAATATTTTCAGACCGCTGTCTTCGTTATCATTCAGACGACGTTTGATTTCACTTTGCCACTGACCTGCAACTTCATCTGTTTCCTTGATGAAAATATCGGATAATTTGCATCCCAAAATATTGCAGATATTTAACAGTTGTTTTTGGTTCAGACGGCGCACGCCCTTTTCAATTTTGGACACTGCGGACAGTGACAGGTTTGCCTGACGTGCCAATTCGGTCATTTTCATACCGTTTGCCAAACGTATGTTTCTGATATTATTTGGAAAAATGATTTCTTCTTGCGCCATTTGCCAACTCCTTGTACCTTGACAAAATAGTAGTCAATTTTAAGAAATATATCAAGCAAAATAATTACATTGGCAAATCGTCGGGAATTGCACTGGTGTCAATATATTCCGCCGGTGGCGCGTCATCTGGTGCCGGATTCGATGAACCTGTGACATCGTACCCATTAGGACCGCGGGATTCGGCTTCATCAGCAAGATTATCGAACAAACTGTATTCGCCGGCAAAAGACAAATGCACTGTGCCGGTTGAACCGTGACGGTTTTTTCCGATTATAACGTCACCTTTGCCGCGTGCGCGTTCCATACGCT